CTCATCTTGGAATGACTTAGTGGAAGTCGTTACTTGAAACAAACTTGGATAGTATCTTAACTGATATTGGGTAACCCCCTGAGGGGATAATAGGATCTCGGACTAGTAATCCGACCCGGTTACAATGGGTGAAGTCTGTGAATGGTCTCAACAGAAACTTTGTCTATCCTTATGAGTAGCTTACCTCTTGTATTTAGTAGAATGCCTGTGTAAGACAGGGCCCTGCTAACTTGATGGCTGACCCCCATACTCGCTCGAAAGAGATACAATGTAGGAGCCGAGTACCTTGGAAAAGTACTGGTGGCAACACTTCCAATCCCAATTTCTTTTCAATTTATGGTCACAACACAAAGCAATCAGATAAAGCGCACAATGGAAAATCAATCATCTAAGGTCAAACCACCACTAAGCACGAGCTCAGCCGAAGCTGTAGCAACAATGATTGGACAATCTGGAGACACTACAACTCCTGTCACAATTACCGACCCTGTGGGAGGGACTGTGACAGAAAATGACAATGTGTCAACTTTGGCTCAAGGAGGAGTCATTGAGGGGGAATCAAGTACTATCATTGACCCCCTGCTCGCGCAAACTAGAAGCGCGGATGATGGTGTTATCACTGCCATTTCGGGTGGTAATACAAGCGTTGGACTTCCTGTTTCTGATTCATCCAATGCTCTTGGAAGAATGACTAATGTCAAGAGATTCCTATGGACTACAACCAATGATGCTGGAACAGCACTTGGCGGCCTCCAAATCCCATTTGATATCTTGAATAGTGGGAGATTTCCTGGAAGAACTTTGCTGGAGATGAACAACTACTTCATGGCAGATTCTATCAGGTTTGTGGTCCAGGTTCCTTCTTCACCATTCAACGTGGGAGCTCTCCAATTGATCTATTGGCCTCCCTACACTCGATTGATTGGGGAAGATGCGATAAATTTGAACAACATGGTTGGTTCATATTGCACGATCTTGAACCTTGGTACTGGCAATACCACCACTTTGGAGGTTCCATTCATCTCCATGCAGAATGTGATTAATGCACCTGCTAAAACTGAGTTTACCATCGCATCACTTCTTGATGGTGTTGTTGGGTGCTACAACAATGCTGGATACTTCCAGGTCCTAGTGTGGAACAAACTCCAAGGATCCGTGATTCAAGGGTCCCAACATTTGACTGTTACCCTTTTCGTTCAATTCATCAATCCGAGGGCAGCTCTAACTAAAGCACCAACTCCTTTCACCAAGTCTCCAATGATCAGTTACAAGAAGATCCAAGATTCTTTGAAAAAAGCGGAGGAAAAAGAGGAGAAAAGGAGGAACACTTTTAAGGTTCCAATGCCTTCCATTCCTGGTTCATGGAAACCCATTTCACGGAATATCCCGAAGTTCCAAGCTGGGATTCTTACTTCTTTGGGAGCCGGTCTCGCGACTGGAGCAGCCACTGGAGTTATGAAAGCAATTTCCAGTGTGGTTGTGGATTCAGTTGCATCTCTTTTCCGTGTTGGAAAGAAGTGCACTGATTTCCTGGTCAACACTGACACGGGAACGACACTCAACATGACGATCACGAATGATCTTCGGTCCATTGAACCTATTGGGTACACCCCAAAAGATTTCTTGGAACCAGCCAAGATTTTCGACATTTCCAAACAACCAACTACAACTACTGAGCTGGCTGCAAAACCATCCAGGATCGCTGTCGTTGAGTGGCTTCCAACAGCCTCTGATGGACAATTCATCAAGATGTGGCCCGTTTATCCACAAGCTGGACATGACGTCAGTTCTGGACCAAACTGGTCATTCCGACATGATTTGTCAAATCTGGGATACGTGGCTCTGTTCTACAAGTACTGGAGAGGTGATATCACCTTCACCTTTGAGCCAGTGGCAAATTCTTACTTCCGAGGCAGCCTTCTTGTGGCCTACTTCCCACCTGGGACTCCGTATGATGCTGGATCTCCAGCTGCGAACTACGCATCAGCTTTGCAAGTTCCGAACGTCACACTCAATCTTGGAGAACAAAAACCAGTCTCCATC